CACACCACTAGACTTGATACTACTTCGTAAGGTTTATATTAAATATATTGTTTTGGCTTTTATGAAAAAAGATTCCCGGAGGAAAAGTTTCTCTGAAGCGTTGTTTGATATTGTTGTTGGTTTCTTGCTTTATTTACCTGTAAATTTTTTCGTTTTGCCTTATTTTACAAGTGGAATAGATGAGTATAATATTGCTACAATGCTAAGTATTTCAGTAATCTATTCTTCCATAGCGATTGCACGAAAGTACCTAATTAGAAGGTGGTTCGTGAACAAAAACATAACAAAAACATTACAGAAACTGACAAAGTTTATAAACTAGGTACTTGTGAATAGGCTATGGGTAGACTATCTGCTTTTAGGGAATTTATCACTGGTAGGCAGGGAATAGACAAGGCTTTCACCAATACAACCACAAGACCAAGCATTGCACAGCCATATATGGCTACTGATACAGGTGCAAAGTTACCAATTTTTCCGTTCCCCCTAATAATGATATACGAATTAGCAGATAATATCGATGCATTGAGAATTCCAATTGAGACATTAAATCGCGAAATATTCAAAAATGGCTTCGAAATTGTCGAAAAATGGAAGTTTAAGTGCGTAAATTGTGGAAAAGAGTTCCAATATGAACCACTTGCAACAGACCTCCCAGATGACCAACCTTTCCAATCAAACCAAGATAATGAAGACAACGCATTGCCAAAAGGTAAGCGAAGAACTGCGAATAAAGCAAAGAAAGGAATCGTTAAAGATAACGTTCAATGTGATAGTTGTGGAAACACCAAATTGCTAAGACCAATACCAAAGAACAGAATGATACTTGAAGGCTTGCTAAATGAGTCAATTAACTCGAACGAACAGTCCCTAGAAGACGTATCAAGACAACTAGAGAGGGATCTTGAAGTAGCCGATAATGCATATTTACTTGTTTTAAAGAACTATTGGATAGATGATTCCACTGGTTTGATATCAGAAAAGAAGACAGAGATTAAAGAGATGCTAAGAATCGATCCACCACAGGTTGCGATGATAGCAGATAGTGATGGAAGGATAGGTTATGATGATAAAAGAAATGAGATATTTGTATGTCCTAGATTTGAACATAGGGACAAACGACTTACATCAAATACATGTGACCAGTGTGGTGCTCAAGCACTAAAAGCCATCATGGAAGTTAACTCCGTATACTCTATCGGCATACCACAACCAAAGAGAGTTATTTACGGTGAGGGTGAAGTTATTTGGAAGGCAGGAAAATATAAACCAGGATTAATTTACGGTTATTCTCCAATTTATTCCGTTTGGTCAAAGGCAATGTCCTTGACACATATGGATGAATATATTAGAAAATATTTCGATAAGATGAGACCTCCAAGAGGTATGTTAGTAATTGCTTCACGTAATTACGAAACATTCAGAAAATCCTGGGATATGTTAGAGCAGAAAGCTACTGAAGACCCATACATGATACACCCACTTTTAGTTGAAAGTGAGAAGGGTGGAAAGAATATGGCACAGTGGATTGACTTTACTGGCTCGTTAAAAGAATTAGAGTTTATGGCACTCCGTAAGGAGTTAAGACAGATAATTGGAGCAATTTATGGTGTTTTACCACTTTATTATGGTGAAATGCCTAGTGGATGGTCACAAGAAGGCTTACAAGTCACAATTACTAACAGGGCAGTGACATGGAGTCAGGACATACTTCGTAAGGCTTTCTTAAATAAAATAGCACATTTGTTAGGTGTTGACGACTGGGAACTACGATTAAAGGCTGGAGAAGAGACAGACAAGTTAAGAGAACTACAAACGCAGTCGACCGAAATACAAAATATGGCAGCAATGCAGGGTATGGGCTTTGAAGTAAAAAGAACACATACCGGAGAGTTCAAGGTATCTAAAGATCCAATAATTAACCCAATGATGATGGCACAGGAAGCAGAGGTTGAAAAACCACAACAGAAGACTAGAGGAAATGCAATGGGTCAGAAGAAAGAGAACAAACAGAGTTTCCAAGGAGAGCCAAAAAGAGGAAGACCATCTGATCCAGGTGGAACAAACCAAGGATCACCTGCAAGTGGTACAGGGACCTCAATGAGCAAGAAAAGCTACCCAAATGGCATAACACCTGATAATTTTGACGTTGTTAAGAGTATTTTACAGACATCAGTAGACTTTGGATGGAAGAAAACAAAGACTGTTGATGAGTTAAGAACCAAGGCGTTTATGACAGTTAGAGATGCAAGAGAAGTTGTGAAGAGTGAATTAGAGTCAACAAGGAGGTGGGATAATGACAGTGAAGAAGAAAATAGAAGCCCAGCATAAAAAGGAACCAGTTGTAGAGATTACAAAGGCTACTGTGCAAGTAAAAGATAAAAAAGTTGATGTTTACACAAAAGCATACAATGACACTATAAAGAGAGCAGGATCAGTATATTCAGCAAACTTTAAAACCATAGACGAAACTATTGAGGATATAAAGAAGATGAGCAGAAAAGTTTCTACAAATGATTACTCAGCAAATAACGTTTACCTATTATTACAAGATTGTTTAAAGAAAATAACGTTGGCTGAGAAATAATGGGTACAAAATTAAATGTTGATCCCGGTAGTGATATCGGTAAGAAACTTTGGGAAGTACACCAAAAGGATGAATATACCCACGTAGATCACTATAAGGAAGCTATATGCATAAACTGCTTTAAAAAAGATGCTGCCTCTGCTACAATAGCCGATATATGTTCAGAGTGTGCAGGAAAGCGTGGAAGAGAACCCCTGCTTGCTACAATATGTCAGAAGATGTATGGTCTATGCTTCTTTTGTGGAAAATACAAATTTGAGATTGAACAGATAAACGCAAGGTTTTGTCGTAGTTGTCATAGAAGAATAGCTAATGTTACTAAAGAGTATAATAAAAAGGGTGGACCTATGGGCATGGATCCATTTTGGTTGGCAATGCGTAAGAAACATGGAAAGGATTGGAAAATTATAATGAGTCAGAATCTAGGCAATAAAAGATAATTTAAATATTAAGAAATACCCCTAGGTATATGGACTGGAAAAGGGCAAGAAAACGTATGCACTGTGATTGCAGTATTCATGACGTTGTATCTAGTGTTTTGGAGTATTTCATCATAACTCCGATGTTCGCCACTGCTTATCTTGCTGTTACAGTTCCTTGGATGTTGTTTGTTATCAAGTTGGATGGAGAACAATTCACAGACTTTATATGGCAAAGTGTGTTGGTTGACTTAGTAGTAGCATATCCAGTAACCAAACTAATCTTAAAACTCAAGCCAAGAATAGAAAAGATTACTTCGTTACGTCATTAACGTCACGAAGTTTCACACGAGGTATATCATTAGGATCCATCCCTTTTTTATATTTAGCCAAATCTGGTGGGAGCATTAGGAATTCTAGCAGTGTTTCAATGTTTTCTAGTTTCTGATTTGTTATTCTTAAGAGATCCTCTATGTCTCCAAGGATGAAATCAACCTTAAAGACCATCTTTATTCTTTACAATAAAGTTAAGTCTATCCCTTGATATGTCATAAAATCTTTTAGATTGGTCTAAAATCACCTTTTTGTTTGGAGGTATACCATAAAACCTATCTACTTTTATCCATAACTCTGGGTCTCTTAGTTTTTTTGGAAAGAATTCAACTCTACCTTTCTTGGAGTTAAATACAACACTATTTTTCAAGATTGGTCTTTCTTTCCCATCTGAGTAATCAAATACAGTACCATTAACAAAATGAACTATACTTCTTCCAAGTTGTGGTCGTTCCTTATTTTTTGTAATTTTTGTTACAACCCAAAGTTTTTTATCTTCTTTCATAAAAATATCAAGTATTGGTGCAGAATGCATCACTTCCTTGTCAATTTTATTATAAATTCTGCGATATTCTTTTTCTGTCTCATAAACGTATATAGAAGTACCCATAAGTGTTGCAACACAAACCTTATTAATAAATGCTTCCATTTCAACTTGTGTAT